GTCCACCCCCATCACATAGCCGTGCTGCGGATTCGGATGAACCCACACCTCCAAACTCATCGGCGAAACTCCACAGCCCTAGCCGACACCCTGTGCAAATACCCCGACTCCCCAAACCGGACCTGGCGTTGCATCTCCTCCAACAAGTCCAGGTCGAACACAGGGTTGCCTGACTTGACGAACGCCTCCTCGGGTGTCGTCGGATATTCCTGAGCGAGCTGCCACGGCAGCATCGATTGTTTCTTCTCTTCGTACCATGCCGGCCCGCGGTCCTCGGTCGCAGACCACGGAAAAAACATTGGTTCAAACTTGTTCGCACCAGTCGTCGAACCTACCCACAGTCCGTGGAAGAAGTTTCCCGACCCGTTAGCGGTCGACAGGCCGATGATGCGACCGCCAACGTCGGCAACCGGCTCTATAGAAGCCCACGCCTCTTCAGCGTTAGGGAGGAACGCCCATTCGTCAACCACAACCAGCGTCGCTGACTCGCCTCGAGCAGGATCGGATGCCGAAGGCATCGAAGTAATCTGGCTACCATTCGCAAACCCCATCTTCTGCTGATGCTCAATCAGCGACTTCGGGCCCCGATCCACCATCCATTTCGGCATGTGGGAAAACCCGTACTTCGACTTACGCAACAACAACACCGACTCGCGCTCCGTGCGAGACAGATCGATGATGTTCTGATCAGGGTGGAAGAACGCCAACCAGAACTGGTGGGCGGCCACCAAAGTCGTCCACCCGATCTGGCGGGCCTTCAACGACAACGAATACCGGTACTCGCCCCAATGCTCCAAAGCCTCCGCCTGGGCTTTCCGCAACTTGAACAGAATGCGCCCCTCAGCAGGATGAGCTATATACCAGTAATGCTCCAGGAAATACTTTTCGCTACGAACACACTTCCGCCACTCCGCCTCCTGGCGGAGCTCACCGAGGCGTGACATTACGCATCTGGCCGCAATGCCGGCACTCTTCCCAATCCCACTTCGTGGCAGTCGCATAAGACTGCCACTCGTGCTCACCGCGCTGTGGGGCCCCCTTCCTGTACTGCCAACAAACGTCAGGCATCAACCCACCTCGATAAAAATGCACTCACCAGGACACTCCTCAGCAGACTCTACAACAGCCTCGAGGAGTTCCTCAGACACCGACGCCGTCCCCTCAGCCATCTTCAACACAGGATCACCCTTGCCGCCCTCGGGACCAGCAAGCGACTTCCAATGCTCCTCCTTGACGTAAGCCAACCCGTCGTCAGCCATCTCGAAAATCGGCGGACAAATCTCCGCACAGATCCCATCACCCGTGCAAAGATCCTGATCAATCCAAACTTTCACCTAATCGAACAACGACTGTAACGTCCGCCCCAAACCCCAAACCGTGAACGCAACAAACACGAACATGGCCGTCACCACGCCGCACAACACCCACTCCCTCACTGACACGACTCACACACCTCAGGATCCTCAATGCCGCACTCCAACACCTCATCGGCACCAGGGCCATAAAACGGATCCCCCCACGGACCCAACACAGGATGCTCACCAAAAGCCTCCTCACGCCACCCCAAATCCTCATCAAACCTCGGACCGGCCATCACGCTCCTCACGCTCCAACGCACAACAAGACCCGACATGACAAGGAACCCCCCTGGCATGCATCGCGAACACCTCACGACGCAACTTAGCGCGCTCCTCAGAACGAGCAGCCCGCAACAACCCCATCTGCTCCGCCCGATCAGCCCTCATCGCCAACCTCCACATCACGAAACTCGGCGACCAAAGCCTCCAACTCGTCAGCCAGCTCCAAATCCGACAAACCAGAAGCAGCACGCTCATCATCAACAACGACACGCCGCTTCGGCGTGAACTTGTCGATGTACTGCAAATACAAAGACGCCGCCTTCACATCCCCATCCGACGCCAACCTGAACAACGAATCGATCACCGACTGCGTCCGCTCAGGATGAATATTCAACTCCGCACACCGACGATCCCACTCCTTCACAAACCTCGGATCACGCTTAATGCGCCTCAACGAATCAACATGAATATCCCGACCCTCAGCCCACTCCTTCTGAGTACGAGGACTCCGCTCAGAGCCCAGCAACAACCACTCCAACAACTCAGCCCAAAGCTCAGGCATCTCACGCTCACCAGACGACCCCACCGTCCAGCCACGCCCACCACCATTCTGCGGCATGTCAACACCTCCACTACAAACCCGCCCCGTCCCATGTGGGACAGTGCGATCTCTTCATTGGGGGGGGATCAGATATCAGATAGGCACCCCGACGAGGGGTGCCATCAGATATCAGATACGAACTACCCACAGGCAAACAAGAAAGTTGACCCCTGGTCAACGAGTCCTGGCCTGAACGCTCACTCCGAATAGGTATCTATACATATACGCGTGCGCGCCCCCCGCCCCCCCTCGGGGGGTGGGTCGGGCGGACAGGCGCTCGCACGCTCGTCGGCTTCGAGCTCGCCGGCGAACATTCGTTCGATGGGGGACAGGCCGAGATCCGTCCGTTGTCAAGATAATGGACATTATCAGCACAGCAGATCGGCTAGATTGCAGCGCCTGGCCCCTCCCCTATCCGATAATCCTGCATAAAGCGGCCGAATCGTGCATAGACGGCGAATAGGCCCCAGCTCCGCTAGTTCAAGCCGAAAAACCCCTCCCCTATCGGACCTGGTCCGTCGTGTCGGATGCATAACGCCGGCCGGCGCGCCGATTGCCGGCGGACGGACGCCGGCGGCGCGTAACCCATGGCGGATCCGTCGCGGTTGTGATGGTCGTTCTGTGGGTCCGTTCGGTCGGACGTTGTCACTATGTCGACACGGGTCGGATCCGTGTAGTACGGTCGCGGGTGATGTCGGCGAGGTTCGCCGGCGGGAAGGGTAGGCATGGGATTTAATAGGCCCGAAAACGGCGCGGCGGCGGTAGTTGTCCGTCTGCGTCACGGCGGCGTCGTCGTGACCCGCGAGGATGATGGGGCGACGTTGCTAGCGTCGCCGGCGTCCGAGGGTGATTGGGATCGGTTGTGGGCGGTCCTCGAGTCGTTCGGTGGTGGACGATGAGTAGGGCTCCCGATCTTGAACGGCACCTATTGGCCGGCATGCCGGCCGGCGGCTATCCGATCCATCCGCTAACGGGCGAGGATCGGGCGGCGTTTCGTGCGGCCATGATCGCCGCACGGGTCGGGATGGGATTCGAACCGTTAACGGCGGACCTCCTCACCCCACCTAAGGCGAACGTGAAACTAGACAAAAGTAACGCCTACGGGCTGTCACTGTCGCCGGCGTCTACGTCGGGGTGGAACGTCTGCCGTGCATCGTCTGCGGGATGCCGTGCCGTCTGTCTAGCGACGGCGGGTAAGGGTGGGATTCAATCGGTGCAGGATGGCCGGCAGTGGAAAACGGCGCTACTCGCCGCGGTGCCGGCGCTCTTCGTGCGTGCGTTGGCCGATGAACTGCGGCGGACGCAACTACGGCGGCCGGTCGACCGGCTAGGCCGGCGGACCGGTCCGCTAGTGCCGGTCCGTTTGAACGTCCTCAGTGACCTCGCGTGGGAACGGCTAGCGCCGGCGTTGTTTGAAAATTTGCCTGGAAAATTTTCGGGCTTATCGGGGTGCCGTTTCTACGATTACACGAAGAGGACCGGCCGGCGCGTGCCGGCGTCGTACCACCTAACGATGAGTGCGAACGAACGGCACGCCGACGGCGACCTAGCCGCACTGGCCGGCGTCTACGGCACCAACGTCGCCGTCGTATTTGACACGGCACGCGGTGCGGCGTTGCCGGCGACCTATGCCGGCGTCCGTGTAGTGGACGGCGACCTATCCGACTCACGATGGGCGGACGAGGTCGGCGTCATCGTCGGTCTCCGTGCTAAGGGTGCGGCGGTCGGGGATCGTTCGGGGTTCGTTCGGGCGGTGGCATCGTGATCGTCTTCGGTCTCATCGATAACGGCGTGCTTTTGGCATGCATGGCGGCCGGCGTCGGGCTGGACCGCGTATGGCTACCGCGGCGGTGGTCGTCGCCGGCCATGTCCGCGGTGGTGGCCGGCCTACTCGGCAACGCCGTCAGTGATGGTCTCGCCGCCGTACCCATGGGGTGCGGCGCGGTGGCCGGCGTGGTCGCCGGTTGCCTATTGGTTCTCCTCGCGTTGCCGTTGGCGGCGCGTTGGATTGTGGCCGGCGAACGTCGCCGGCTATCGAGCGACGCCTAGAGCGTCGGAAGGGTAGGGACAGTGATGGCAGTACCAACTACGGATAGGACCACGGCGCACCTATGCATCGGGGACGTTATGAGGTCGACTCAGTACTACGGGCAGACTCGGCGGTTCGTCGTGCATTCCGTGACGCCTAAGAGTGTGCGCGTGCGCGAGATCCGACGGTGGGGTCTCGGGGATCTCGAGGTTAAGCGCGTGCGGGATGACGGCACGTTCACGCTCGGGCGGTGGCAGATTGCCTACCTCGAGGATCCCGAGAAGGTAGCGGCGGGCGCGTACCCGCAGGACTTCCCGTGGTAGCCCCACAGGCGGGCTATGGGCACCGGTTGGCAGGCCGGCGCGTGACGATCACCCGCGAGGGCCCGCACCATGGGCGCACGTTCACTGTGCGGCGCGTGATCGGGAGCCGCTTCGGAGGGTTGGCGGTCGACGATGCAGAGCCCACCACGGCGTGGTCGGTGGCCGATGTCGAGGTCGTGGGCTGTGTCCGTTGTGGCACGGAGGACACCGGCCGCTTCGAGCAGTACGGCGAGGTAGCCGAGGTCGACGGTGGTGCCCTGTGCATCGAGTGCGGCAACGGCGTGTGGCCGTGCGCCGACTGTGGCCGGCCAGTCTCCTACGACTACGGGCGGGAGTGTTACGTCCATCTAGACGATCCCGAGGTTGGCTGTTTCTTGCATGCCGGCTCGAAGGAGTGCCCGCGTTGTAAGGGCAGCGGCACGGTTGGATCGCCTGGATTTTTGACGCCGTGTGACTTCGACGGGGTCGACGAGGACGGCGAGTGGTATTGTGACAACGGCGCCATCGGGCGCCATGACGAAAGGGTAGGAAATGGAAACTGAAACGAAGAAGATGACATGCGATGACTTCATCGCTGCACTTAGGCGCGAGGACTTCACGCCCGACGACTTGATGAACATCTCGCGGTGGGCGAAGAAGGAACAGGGGCGCCTGTCCAAGCGGGGCATTGTCGGAGCGAGGAAGGGCGACACGCTGATCCTCAACGAGGACGGCTGGACGGTGCGGGTCACGCTTGAAAAGGTGAACCGCACCAAGGCCGAGGTGACCTTGCAGGAGGACTTCAAGGGGTGGTTTGCGGGGGATCCTGTGAACTGTCCGTTGTCGTTGCTGACCCGTGAGGTGGCGTCGTGAGTGCCGGCGAGTGGAGTCCCGTTGGCCGGCGCATCGTCGCGGTGCGGTCGCTGACGAAGGCCAACGCCGCCAAGCAGGGCTGGGACGAGGGCGAGTGGCAGTGGAGCGACGGCGTGCAACTCGTCCTCGACGACGGGTCGATTCTGATCCCGTCCGCCGACTGGGAAGGCAACAAGAGCGGCGCTCTGTTTGGTCTTGTCAAGCAGGAGCCGGTCTTTGTGGAGCCGGTTGATTGGCCGGTGGCGTCGTGAGTCCCGATTGGACGGGCTGGGTCATCCTGCACGGGATGCTGTTGGCCGGCTTCCTGTTCGTGGGGTGCTTCGTCAGCATCCTCGCGGTGCGTGCTGCGGCGCGGTGGCTGCTGCGCCGGTGGTGGGCCAGGTGAGCCACAAGCTTGGGGTCGGAGCGTTGTGTGCCGGCATCGGTGGCATCGAGTTGGGGCTGCGGTACTTGGGTCTCGACACGGACCTCCTGTGGGTGTCGGAAACCCATAAGCATGCGTCGCGCGTACTGGACGAGCGGTTCGGCGTTCCGAACCTCGGAGACTTAACGAAGATTGTCGACCCGCCTCGGGTCGACATTGTGACAGCGGGCTTCCCGTGCCAGCCGGTGTCTCATGCCGGCAAGGGTGCGGGGGTTCACGATGAGAGGTGGTTGATCAGAGATGTCGTCGATGTGGCAAGACGAGCGGGCGCACAATGGATCCTCATGGAGAACGTGCGTGGTTTGTTGTCCGCCAACCAAGGCCAAGCCTACGGGGCGGTCCTCGATGCGTTGGCCGACGGAGGGTTCGATGTCGAGTGGGCATGTATACGAGCCGACCAGTCCGTGGGTGCCTGCCATAGGCGCGAGCGGTGGTGGGGAGTTGCTACCTACACCGGTGGTGAACGACATGGGTCGAGGGAAGACTCCCGAGCGTTGGGACTCTTGGACGGCCGAGATGAAAACCAGGCATGGCAACGGCAACGGGCATGGGAAGAGCCTGTCCATCGAGTTGCTGCGGTTGTTGCCGACTCCGACGATGGTCGACTCGAAGGTGTTCGGGCCGACCATCGATTGGGAGAAGAGGCTGGCGAAGCATGCGCCGCATACGGCTTCGGTCCTTATGAACCTGCGGTGCGACGATGGGAGCGAGTCCTCGGACGGGTAGCGCCGGCTCCGACCGACGACAGGGGCGCTACGCCGGCCTTCATGGAATGGATGCAAGGGTTTCCGAGCGGGTGGTGTACGGATCCAGCGTTGGGGCTGTCTCGGACGGCGATGTTGGAGACCCTTGGCAACTCGGTGGTTCCTCTCGCAGCAGCGGCCGCCTACGGCCATCTGCTGGGGATCGATAGCGCCTAGAACTCCTACCCTCTAGGCGTGGTCGGCGTGCGGCCCTGTGTCCTCATTCCCCTCGAGGATGCGGGGCCGTTTCGCGTGCTGGCGCGTGCGGAGCGTCCCCCATGTCAGCGCGTGTCGCAGGATGGTGTTACCATTGTGTCAACGTCTACGAAAGGGTTAGCGATGAACGTTGAAACGGTAGAGCCGGTCGGGCCGGCGAATCAGGCGCTCCTATGCTGGGACGATCCAGCCCCAAACGCTAGTCGTGTCTATTCGATGGCGTTCGGCTATCTAGGCGACGGGCGCGAGCCGACCGCGGCTATCCAGTGGGGTGACAGCCCCGACGATCCCGACAAGGGTCTCGTCATGGTTCCATTCGATGTGCTGCTGACTGCCGTTACGGAGGGGTGGACCGACCACCCCGAGGGGGTCGAGCAATGAGCGCCAACGATGAGAACCTCGGCGTGAGGGCCTACAAGGGGCACGAGATCGAGGTTGACGACGACGGCCATGTCACGGTTTGGCAACTCGACGGTGACGGGCCCGACGGTGACCATTGGACGGAGCCGTCGGTGGACGCCGCTAGGGCATCCATCGACAAGTTCGACGCGCCCAAGGGTGCGTGGTGGGATGTCCTGCCAGGCGACTACAACGAGTTGACGCGGGAGCGGGACGGCGACCGCGCGGACGCTATCGCCGAGCAGCATGAGCGTGAGCGGTGGGGGTTGTGAACCGTCACGTTGAGATTGTGGTGGCCGACAACGGCCGCGACGCCGACTCGCTGCTGTGTGGCCGCATCATCGTCGGGCTCAGATACGGCGACGTTGATCATGTCAGCATGGACTTTTCCTACTTGATGCGAGACCTCGTTTCGGTCAAGGTCGACGGCAAGGAGTTGGTGCTGTCCGAGGAGGGTGTCGCCGAGTGGGCGAAGGCCGGCCAAGATGCCTGACGCCGAGGAGCTCCTGCGAATCCTGGTCGACCGGCCCGAGTGGATGCGGCGTGCAGCGTGCAGCGGCATGACGCATGCGTTCTTCCCCGAGGGGTCTGGTCCCCCACCTAACGAGGCCCGTCTGATCTGTGAGGGGTGTCCTGTGGCGCGTGAGTGTCTCGGC